ATGTTATATGAAATTATTTGTGAACAGTTTAAGCAAAAAAGGATTGAATTTCATTCCAATTTAAATACTATTTTGGGTGATAATTTTGGGAGCAACTCTATAGGAAAATCTACATTTTTAATGGTTATAGACTTTGTATTTGGTGGAAAGGATTACGTATTAAAATCCACAGATATTCAAAGGCATGTTGGAGGTCATATAATTAAATTTTGTTTCATCTTTGATAAAAAGAAATATTTCTTTTTGAGAAGTACTGATGACTTGGAGAATGTAAGTAAATGTGATGAAAGATATAATGTTATCTCCAATATAACAATTACAGAATACTGTGATTTTTTAAAAGCACAGTATGATATAAATCTTCTTGAAATTAGTTTCCGAGATATTGTTGGAAGATATGCAAGAATATATGGAAAAGATAATCTAAATGAAAAACGTCCATTAGATATTGTTCATAACGAATCTGCTGGCGCTCCAATTAATGCATTATTAAAATTATTCGATTTGTATACTGTGATTTCTGAGTTGGAATTGTTACTAAAGAAGAAAGAAGCGGAATTAAGCGCATTCAAAAATGCACAAAAATATAAGTTTGTATCATCTATAGGTAAACGGCAATATAGTGCAAATTTGAAAGAGTTAGGTGTATTAAGTGAAGAAAAAGATAAAATATCCCATGACTTAGACAATAAACTTTTAGATCTAGATTCAGTTAAAGTTGAGGAAGTAATGAAATTGAAGCAACGTCTTTCAGTGGTAAAAAGGCAAAAAAGTAGATATTATTCTCAACTTACAGCTGTAAATAATAATATAAAAGAAACGTCCAGTTTAAAACCGGAACAATTTGATGATTTACTAAGTTTTTTTCCTAATGTAAATCTAAAAAGTATTTTAGAAGTAGAAAAATTTCATCAGGAAATGCGAACCGTATTAAGGGCTGAATTAAAAGAAAAGAAAGAGGAAATAAGTAGGCTGATTTTTATTTCACAAACCGAAATAGATTTAATTGAATTGAACATTAAAGAAATAGTTCAGATACCTAATCTATCAAAAGCAATATTAGCAAAATATTCAAATCTACAAAAAAGAATGGAAACATTAGAAAATGAAAATAATGCATATTTAAAGTTGGCTAGCCTTACTACTTCGAGAAATGATATGAAACTTAGAAGAGATAAAATGAAGATGGAGCAGTTGCAACAACTACAAGAAAATATTAATACTAAAATGCAGGAAATAAACGATTATGTATATGCTGGCAAGAAGAAACCGCCTATTGTTACATTTGATAAAAATCAATATATTTTTGAGACTTTAGATGATACTGGTACAGGCACTTCTTATAAGAGCATGGTAGTATACGACCTGAGTGTCTTGGAATTAACAGTATTGCCTATTTTGATTCATGATTCGGTCGTCTTAAAGCAAATAGCCGATGAAGCTATAGAAAAAATACTAATGAAGTATAAAAATGTTGGCAAACAGATTTTTATTTCGTTTGATAAAATATCAGCATATAGCTTAGAAAGTCAAAAAATATTAATGGAAACAAAAGTTTTAGAACTTTCAGCAAATGGTAATGAATTGTTCGGAAGATCATGGAATAACAGATAAAGCTACAAAATAGTTTTGATTAGTATTCTGTTTCATGAACATTAAAGATTTAAAGGTGTTTTATACTTTTTTATTTGACGGATTATAACATGAATTATGATACTAATTGTAAAATATTTGAAGTATATCGTAGTTTGATATGTGTCACGCATAGCTTAGGAATAATCGAACGCAGCAAGCTAGAAATTTTTCGAAATGACAGACCAGAAGGATACGAAGTGTTGTCATTCGGACAAGTATATCAAGAACGCAGAAATCCTGTTAGGATTGGGCAGCTTTTCTAGTCTTAGAAATCGAGGGAAAGTTGCGACAAACCTGGTCCTCGAAGCAAATCGCACAGCGATATCATGCCGGGGGGGAGATCCATGGGTTGCCTGTTTCGCAGAGTTGGAATATTTTTTGTGGAGGCAGCTATATTTTGTATATTCTTATTCCTACTGGTGTGAGACTCTAACAAGCATTAAATCGGATTGCTAAATAAATGAACAAACTTGTTGGGGCTAGCGATGAAGAAGGTTGAATACACCCTCTATCTCATTAAGCACTGGTTCCCAAATGCTTAGGATAGATATAGCTCACGGAGTATTAAATAAGCCCTGTCGTACTTGGCTTGATAATCTGTCTAATAAAACTATAGATTAGTTTCCAATCGTTTATAAAGCTAAATGTCTTGATTGTTTAGAGAGGAGAATTGTTTTGTTGAAAATAAAAAGACTTTATATCGATAATATTAATAGTATTGAGAATTTAGAAATAAATTTTCATGACGGTTTCAATATAATATGTGGACAGAACGGAACAGGAAAAACTACAATTTTGAATTGTATCTTAGCTTCATTTAGAAGAAAAAGATTAGGGACTTTAAATGTAAGTTCAATGAAGTATCATGGATTTTGGGAAGTCGAATATTATAAAGATTATTATTATCAAAATAGAGTCCATTATATCCATAAAGATGATGAACTTAGTAAAGTTGATAGTATAAAAGGAGATAAATTAATTAATTCCAACTATATTATTAGTTTTTCAGTGAATAATCGAAATATGAATGTTCAATATTATGGTGTTAACTCTTTAAAACGTTGGTTATACAAGAACTATTATAAAACGGATTTAAACTATTCAAAAGAATTTAATTTTTCTTTAGTAAAAGAATGTTTCGGGATAATTGATCCGAGTATAACTTTCTATAAAATAGAAGAATTCATGGATGAAAGAAAATTAAACTCGGATCTTTACAGGACAAATAACAACTTCACTTATGAATTATTCATAAAAAACTCAAAAGGTATCATTAATATTGATCAGATGTCTTCAGGATATCAATCCGTTCTTATGATACTATTGAGTTTGATAAAAAAAATTGAGTCTTTAAGTCGATATGGTACTAATGTACATAACTTCGAAGGAATTCTATTAATTGATGAAATTGATTTATATCTACATCCCGAATGGCAAAAAAAACTTATGGAAATTATACGATGGTTGCTACCTAATGCTCAAATAATTACAACCACACATAGTCCACATGTTATACAATCAGCGAAATCAGGAGAAATTATTCCACTAGGAATTGGCCTGAATGGAGAAGTGCACATCCGTGATTTGCCTGATAGCAGTAAATTTGGATATCAAGGTTGGACTATTGAAGAGATACTAACTGACGTAATGGGATTACAGGAAACACGATCAGACGAATATAAAAATGCAATAAAGGAATTTGACAGAGCTATGGATAATGAAGACACAAAAAGTGCTGTGAAATACTATGAAAAATTAGAAAGTATGTTACATCCTAATAATTCGTCCCTCAAATTACTGAGATTACAAATAGCTTCAATAGGGGGATTAGAAAATGATAAAAATAGTTAGATCAGAATGTCCTCCTGAACTTACTAATGATAAGAAGAGAGAACTAACTCAGAAGTTTATCACGGATAAAAATAGTGTTTGGGCAACTTCATATATAAAAGATGCTTTATTTAAAATGTCAAAAGGTAAGTGCTGTTTTTGTGAATGTAAACTAGGCGAAGAAGGAAAGTATATGCACGTCGAACATTTTCATCACAAAGATAAATATCCTACTGAGGTTGTAGAATGGGAAAATCTCCTCCCTTGTTGTGTTCGATGTAATACTAACAAGGGTACTCATGATACAGTAATTGAACCTATTATTAATGTTACATTGGTTGATCCAAGAGAGCACCTTGTAATTGATAACTATCGCTTCAGAGCTAAGAACAACAGCCAATTAGGTAGAAAAACGATCGAAGTAATTTTCCTCAACGATTCCGATCACTTAGTCAAACCAAGATTCGATATTGGCAATAGAGCAAAAGAATCTCTGGAACTAATTCTTGATAAAGCTCAGGAATATAGAGATGGAATTAGTACTTCAACAAAAAGGAGAAATATTATTGTAAATGGTATCAAAAGTTTACTAAAAGAGGCTCATCCTGATTCACAGTTTAGTGCTATTGTAGCGACAGTAGTTATGAAGGATACTAATTATGAAGAATTAAAAGATATCCTCGTTTCAATGGATTTTTGGGATGAAGAACTGCAACAAATTGAATCTGAGGTCCTGAACACAAGTCTCTATAGTTAGTACTTATCTGGTCACACTTTTTTTAGTCGCTGCCAGTTTAATCAAGTATAGGAATGTCTTGTCTCATAGAACTTTTCTTCAGAACTTTACTCCCCTCTCTAGAAGCAATGAGGTAAGGGTTCGCCTTCATCTCTAAGTTTCACGCGTAGAACTAATTAATGAAATGGGACATCATTTAATTTGTATGGTCTTTCAAGTCGACAGGGCTTTTGTGGATAATTAGAGAGCGATTTTCCAGTCTAAACATTGAAAAGATAGTGTGTCATAAGATGAAAGCATGCCACGCTGACCGACTTCCGGCTTTACTGATCTACTTTTTTGTTGGAGAATCGACCATTAGAAGGAAGGAGGAATCATAACAAACCATTTTAATATGTAAGGGGTACTGCTTTGGAGAACTTAAAATCAAACTTTATAGCTATTTTAGCGATTATTTCAATTATAATATGGACTGTTTTTTATATAAAAAATCTAAAGAAAGTTAGACTATTTTTAAAAAATGAAACTGATAGTTTAGAATTTATTCCTGATGTTACATTTAAATATAAAGATACTCTATTACTTTTAAATTGTAATGAAGGACAATTAGCAGATATAAAATATGGATATCAAACAGAATTGTATAGCTTCTATACTGATCATCTTCTGACTAATATTAATAAGAGTAAGATACTTTTACTAAATGAAAAAAATAATCAAATTATAATTTTTTATAGGAAAAGCAAAGAAAATTTCATTTTTAATTTATCAGATATTAAAGAGGTTGAAATAATACTAAATCAAAGTTCTGATGATAAAGGTAATGTAATGCTTTGTCCCTCTTTAAGGCTAACAATATCTAATACGTCAAATCCTCATCACGAATTTGAACAGTTTATATTTAGTGTTAGAATGAATGATAAAACTTTTCAAGAGGAATTTAAGGAGTTGGAAAAAGAAGCAGCGATACTTAGAGTTTATGTGGAAAAGGCAAAAGATAAGATTAGTGAGGAAAAGCCTACTTTCTATATTGAAAATGCACCTGGTTCTATTATAGGTAACCCATCGAATGCTGTAATGAATAATCAAAATTTCAATGAAGATGTTTTAGAAGCTAACCAAATTTTTCACGATTTCATTTTAAATGAAATAAAGGAATTATTGAATAGAAGTAATAAAATTAGCCAAGGAGAGCTTGGGGAATATTGTGAAATCATTAAAGAAGATACAAAATTAAAAAACTATGTTGCCGATCTAGTAATTGATTGGCTGACATATAAGTGAGTAAGTTAAGGCACCTTAATTCTAATAAATATTAAGGAGAAGTGGCGTATGTTAAAAAGATTCATGAAGTTATCCGGAGAAAAATTTAATATTATTAGAAATCACCAAATTGTTGGTACAGCAGAAGGATTAAGAAATAATGAAAATAATACTCAAAAAAAATATATTGGTTTTGATCCTAATACTGACATCAAACCCCAAGATATTATTATAGGGGGAGTCTCTAATGACGAATTTTACATTGAGGATGTCCAGAGCCATATTTATAAAGGGAGTGTATTGCAAAGAAAAGCTTATTGTATGACTAAAAATCAATTTGAGAGAATGCAACATGAGAAACAGTTAAATGCTGCTTCTTTTCATATCGAAAATGCCCATAATTCGATAATAGGTAATCAACAAACTGTTTCAATGACAAATACTTTTAATATTAGTCAAGTTGAAAAAGAAATTGAGCAAAGAGGTGGAGAAGATAAAGAAGAATTAAAAAAAATGATGGCTGAAATACAAGAAATGTTTGAGGATTCTGAAAAAATGAAAAAAGGTTCGCTTTCGAAATTTTCTGAAATGATGCAGAAACATAGTTGGATAACTAGTTCTATAGCTAAAATGGGATTAGATTTTTTAATGGGTGCCGTAAAAAGGATATGATTAAAAATTCCCTTTTCATAGAAATATTGTACAACTAACTCATTAAGAAAAAAAGAAATTTCATGTAGACCTTGGATTATATAGGGGCAGTAAAAGATTACAATCAAAGATTAGGAAGCGTCATAGGATTTCGGGCGAAATAGCAACTATAAGATTCATCTAAGATAATAAAACTGGTGCTCACTCAAGATACACTGAGCTTTAAAAAAGTTATTTGCCGAAACCTAGCAATTTTAACCGATGTTTGGGCCTTCCGCTATCCCTTTTATTGTTGCTTATTAGAATTAGGGAGGGCTAGCAACAATTTTATTTCTTTCCGATTGTTCTTGGAATTTCTCTCTATGTGAAACAATTGAATTTAACACTTGTGATTCGAACTTATATTCGATATACTATATATGCGAACGTTTGTTCTTTTTTGGTGCAGATACAAAGTCCGCCAGTAAGGAGTATTCATAATGATATCACTCAAACCAACTAACAGGAGGCTAAAATTTGACCACTCATCCAACACACAATCAATACCCAATCAAACTGTTCCACTTTAACGAGATCACTCATGTAGGCGATCACCTTTACGCACCACAATCCAGCACTCGTACCATCACCGTATCAAACAGCATCTACCTTGATCAACTCAAGCGAGTCGTAGCTGAACGTGATCCTTTCATCGATGTTACCGAAGTCATCTTTATGCTCAAAGCTGATCAAATTGACGAAGACGATCCATCGCAACTTGCTTTGTTTGAACGGATGTTACGAGAGGGAATCTATTATAATGGAAGGAAGTATGTCCGTTCGATTAAGTCACCTGCTATGGGACGTACACAGCGAACGGAATTTATCCAAGAAAAGTATGTTGCTGATCTGTATCGGCGCATTACACTAGGCAAAATGCCGCCACTCACCAACATCCATAAGTGGGAAGCAGCACTTGGTGTTAGTCGTTCAGCGGCACAATCAGTCCCTTATATCCCTCGTGTTGTCGTCATTCCAGATTATGAAAAGGAAACGATCATTGAAGACGTATGGAAAGTGGGAAAGTGTGCTAAAGATTTGCAGCAACAGAAGTTGATATTCGATGAAAAGACGAAGCAACGTGAATATTTCAAAGCGAAGAAAAAATTGAAGCCATCCAAGGAACATTTACATAAATTAGACTGTATACCGAATAAAACGATCTCATGGAATGGTCGTACAAAGTCTGTTCCCGATCAAAATGAATATAAAACTTTCAATGGGTGGGATAAAAAGAGTCGTCGTGTGAAGTTGGAAGAGATTCCTATTCCTGCTCGTTCGGTTATGTATGATGACGAACTATACCCTTGCTATTCCATCGAGCAAACGGAAGAAATTCCAATCATCACAATCAATGAAGAGTCCATTGGATTCGAGCGAGTGGAGTATCCAAACTACAAAAATAAGAATGTCCAGTTTTTCGATGGTCAAGGTTTAATGAGCTTCCAGTTTGCTGAACGTATTGGACAACATCTGAACCTATCCTATTCACCTAATGCGGTTCAGGGAAGGCTCCCATATATCAAAGGTAACTTTATCCGTTTCGATTTTATGAAATGGTTCAAGGATAACAACGTGACAGAGATAAAGGATGTTTTTGGTGAATTAAAGCCGATCATTGACAAACTGGGTCGTTCTATCGATCTCATCCTTACAAAATCCTGCTTCAAAGCATGGCATCAATACAGTGAGGGAGAGGCGAAGCCTAAGTGTTTGTTTGAAAATATAACGGAATACGAAGCATTACTGAAAGTACATAATCATAATCACTTTTGGGTCGCTAATTATGCGAAACCAGCATACCAGATGAACGCCTACACACCACTGACATACCAATATATTCATGCGTTGAATCTTACACTGAACGACTTATATCAATTAGCTACGCCTCTAATGGATGTCATCAAATGTGTATTACATGGACAAAAGAATGACACCCATGGAAAGTGGCTTCGAGATATCGCGTACACGAAAGCTTTCCTACATATGCTAGTCCAAGAAGACGATGAACCCAAAGATGTAGATGAAGAACCCGATGAACCCAAAGATGTAGATGAAGAACCCGATGAACAGGAAGATGAAATAGAACGAGGTCAGAAGAAACAATTTATCAATGAAATCATCCAAGCTATTGATTTGAATGAACTAATGTTGTATGACGGAAACGTCCGCAAATTCATCGTGAAGCAAGCGATGCAAAAAGTTCAGGATATGTTGAAAGGTCGTATCCCGATTCGTGGCAGCTACTTTTATCTAACCAATGATCCGATTGCATTTATGGAGCATGCCAGCGGAAAACCAGTAACAGGTGTGTTGAAGAAGAACCAGGCTTATATGAATCGGAAACGTGGAATGCATGCTTTATTCCGATCACCGCTAACGATATTTAACGAAGTGGCTAAACTAGATTTTATACAAGTCCATAACCGATATATGCGTCATTTAGATAACGTGATTGTGCTTAACTGTCATGATCTGAGTCTGATGAGACTTGGAGGAGCAGATGTCGATGGGGACACGGTTCTCTGTACCAATGATCCAACTATACTTTCAGCAGTGATTGATGCTCCTACGATCATCAATGAAGATGATAAAAAAGTGGCTGCTCCTGTACCGAATAATATGGATAGTATCGTCAAAATGGAGCTAAAAAGTCTACATAACCTGACGGGCAGATGTACGAATGTGAATACGTATTTTCAGAATCTGGCTTTGGAGGAGGGGAATCTTCAAGCGAGGGTTTTGGAAAATTCAGTATTGAAATTTCTTCAAGGCCAAATTATAGATGCAACTAAAAATGGACTAGAGGTAGAGATTCCATATGTGCTGGATCGTCTGGCTATCCAGATGCCATATTTCTTTCGTTTTGTGAATGGTGGCAAAGCCGAGGATTATCAGCACTCGATGAAATCGCCGTTTAATCAATTTTGTGTCAAGGCAGAAAAGTACATAGATGACAAGTTCCAGATGAAAGACGGTAAATTGGATCAGTCTATTTTCAGCATCGAGAGTACGAGACAATTGTTACAGGATATGAGCAAGGTTAGCCAGACTAAGTTTCTAAGCTATTTAGCTCACATCGAGCCACTGTATAAAGAATACAACGGACAGAAAAAAACAATTGATCATAGCCAAAAGGAATTTAACGAACTGAAAAAATGGGAACGGGATAATGATACCCGGAAAGCAATCAGCGCGGAATATGCCAGGTTAAGAGAGGAATACAAAACTCGGTGTGAAGAGATCTGTCCTTATCCTTCGGTACTTGCTAGTGTAGCTGTCGAGATCGCTTATCAAACCTACAGAACCTACTCCTTTGCATGGCTGTTTGTAGATGGACTACTGGAAAATCTAAAGCAGCATGAAAATGTTTTGAAAAAGGAAGTACGAAAGGTGAACCGGCTTACGAATCGTAATCTAGAAGGCAAAGAGCTTACCGTTCAAGTTGGCATCGCTACAATAGATGATCTGGAGTTTCCATTCCATGTGCCGGACGGTGTTTATTCGTTATTTGAGATCATGGGACAATTCTTTATTGGATATGAAGCTGAACGGGAAAGCGTAGTACAAACCAGTCATACGCCTTCTTTGCTGGATGGGAAAAGTACAAGACGAACATTGAGGAATTATTCGCTTGGCTTCAGCACTTTAAAAAAGTCGAAGGAAGAATCACAATCAATAGCTAACGATGTATTGGGAAAGAAATTGCAAATTCAGGTGGTCGAGTACCGATATGTTCATATTGTGGATGAGCAGGGGAAATTAAAATGTATAATTCCAAGAGATCAGGTCATTCGCCGAGATGAGGGGTTATCCTTACTGGATTTAGATGGTACAGCAATTGAATTTCTAACTATCGAGAAAGTCACGAAATCGAGTTTTAAGGCGATAGTCCATATCGACTAACTTGAATCATTTGTCTGTCATGATAGGCGCCTGTTAACACTGGCGCTTGGGTGACAGCTGTTAAAAGGATGCGATCCACAAATGAGAGGAGTAAATCTAAATGAGCTACTTTTATTGTTACGATATCCATTTGTTTAATTTTTTGACGAAGAAGGGGTTTTCATTTATAACGAAGGCACGGCACTATAAGACGAATGTTTTATTTTCCATGTATCTGAAAACGCCAGAATTATCTGTAGCCATTGATGAATGGGAAGCAACGAATCATTAAAATGTAGATGTTAGAAATCATGTGAGGAGCATTTGATGAGAATTGATGATTATAAGCCAAAGCAAAATGTAACTGGGAAGATAAACGGGGAGGAGGTTGAATGGAAAAATGGAGATATCGTTTTAATTAGCAGTGGGACGGCATCGGGTAAATCCTATTTTATTCGAAACAAGCTGGAACAACTAGCGGATCAGGAAAATGTAAACATACTTTTATTAGTCAATCGGAAGAATCTGTACGATCAGAATAAAGAAGCTATCGACAATTCAATATTCTCAAGAATCAAAGTGGAATTATATCAAACGATTGAAAATCAGCTTAACGAAGGGAAAGAGTACGATTTTTCTCCCTATAAATATATTGTGTGTGATGAGTCGCATTACTTTACTACGGACAGTGGATTTAATGATAATGCCGATGATTCCCTTCAAGCTATACTCGGTTTACAGTCTCAAATTAGAATTTTTATGTCCGCAACTGGTCATGTGTTATTCTCTTATATCAAGGATCAATATAGACGTAATCTCAAACAAAAAGGTAATAAAATATGGACGTACTCCATTCCAATAAAATTCAATCAGATTGCATCGTTATCCTTCTACACAGACTTTTATTCAATAGAAAAATGGATTGAGTGCAAATTCAATAAAGCTAACGATAAAATTATATATTTTGCAGACACGATCCAAAAGGCTTTTGAGCTTCATATGAAGTATGACGATTCACTATTCGTATGTAGTAAGAGTAGCAAAAATAAAAAATATCTCAAATATGTAGATGATGATCAAGTGGAGTCCATGATCAAGCAAAATAGGTTTGACTGTAAATATCTATTCACCACGACGGTGCTTGATAATGGTTTTGATTTGAAGGATGAGCAAATTAGATTAATTGTGTGCGATATATTTGATGTGGATACGATGCTACAGTGTATTGGGCGAAAGAGATTCAAGAATGACCAGGATAAGGTACATGTAGTGTTACTGAATCGAAGCAATCGAGATTTGAATAATTACTTGAGATCAGTCCAGAAGAAACTGGATGAAGCAGATGCTTTTATTCATGGTGGGGTTGAAGAATGGAAAAAGCTAGTGGGTAAATTTTCGAGGCAATCTAATTACATCATTAAAGACAACGCAACAAGTGATGGCAAATATAAATCGAAGAAGACAGTTTCCAGAGTTAAATATCTTCAAGCTGTAGCAACGAGGAATCGGATTAAGGATATGCTGGATCGCAATAGGGAAACGAATGAGTATAGAGAAGAAACTGGAGGAAGAAAAGCAAGTGATGCTTATATGATGTACATTTCGAACTTATTACATAAAAATAAAATCACGTTGATTGAGAAACTATTTGAGAAAGAAGAATTATGTAGCTATTTAGAAACAATAGTAGGTAAAAGAATATATAAAGACGGTCAAAAACAAGTCATTGAAAAATTTGATATCAAGGATTATCGAGGTAGATTACAAAAGGATATTAGCCAATTACAGTCCTACCTCCAATCGAATCAATTAAAATATGCGATTGGTAGTTTTCCAGATAACCGAAAAAAGTTAGAAGATGGAAGCAACAATCCCCATAAAGGGAAGCGATATTGGTTAGTTAGCAAATTTAACGGATAGTCGGTTGTAACAGAAATATCAAATTTTTCTTATTTTCGATACTGTCAAAAAGGTAGTACATATAAGGATTTTTTTAATCTTGGACCGCAAATTGTGGAGTAATGCTATATATAACATATATCCATGATTTGCTGTCCAGATGATAAAAAAGTCAATAGAATCAACCGTTTTTAGAGATAGGGAAAGATAGAAATTTGCGAACAAAGTATTTATAATATGCCGCAAAGGGGCTGGGTGTGGGAGGGGAAACGGTGGCAGGCGATACTACCGTTTACGAAGCGTAGCGAAGTGGTTTTATCGCAGTTTTAGTTTCCCCTATCCCACGTAAAGATCATACATAGACTTAGTAGGATTCATGGACAATTCAGAGTCATATTATTAATTGGCTGTATTTATCGCTTTAAAATTTTCGTATTTCATATTGAATTTTACCTTGCTGAATACTGACTGCTATTTGCAAAATTTTAAACTACACGAATTGAGGACTTGAGTAAAATGTGTCACGTGACACAATGAGCAAATTTAAAAGTACATATTATATACGGGAACTCTGGCTATGAGCTAGGGTTCCTTTTCATTTTGGAGAGGAGCAACAAGAATGCTATTAATTTTACAATCAATAATCATAGAAATATTACGATTTGTTACTGCAATTGGTGTGTTTATCACCTGGATGTGGATTGCAGCCTTTTGAAATAAAGGTAGAAAGGGGAATCAAGTGGATTGGAAATCAAATTCGTAAACGTAGAAACGTTAATTCCGTACATAAAAAACGCCAGAAACAATGAGAAAGCTGTAGACATAAAGGAGAGAGTTTAATAAATGAAGTGGATAAAATTGAAGATCGATCAACTGGTGCATGCTGAATATAATCCAAGGAAGGATTTAAAAGCGGGTGATCCAGAGTTTGAAAAGATCAGGAATAGTGTAATGGAATTCGGTTATTGTGAACCGATTATTTGTAATAGTGATTATACCATTGTAGGAGGCCATCAACGTGCTAAAGTTTTGAAGGCACTCGGATACGACGAAGTTGATTGTGTTATAGTCGATGTAAATAAGTCGAAAGAGAAAGCCCTGAACATAGCGCTTAACAAAATTACAGGAGAATGGGACTTTGAAGCATTGGCTGCATTATTAGATGAGTTGAAAGAAGCAGATTATAATATTGAGCTAACCGGCTTTGATTGGTCTGAAGCGGAGAAGTTGCTCGATACATTGCACGAGGAAACCGTGGATGATGAAGATGATTTTAACGTAGAAGAAGCATTACCTGAACATCCAATAACTCGAAAAGGTGACATTTGGCTACTTGGTAAGCATAGGCTCATATGCGGTGACTTGACTAATCCACACGATATCGCAACATTGATGGATGGTAAGAAGGCTCAGCTCATTGTAACTGATCCGCCCTACAATGTGGACTACACAGGTAAAACCAAGGATGCTTTGAAAATTGAGAACGATAAGATGGACAATGACCAGTTTTATGATTTCCTGTTGGCTGCCTATACTCAAATGTATGAAGTAGCAGATGATGGAGCAAGTATTTATGTGTTCCATGCGGATAGTGAAGGTTTGAATTTTAGGAAGTCATTTATCGAAGCTGGATTCAAACTAGCACAATGCTGCATATGGGCCAAGCAAGCGATGGTAATGGGTAGACAAGATTATCACTGGATGCACGAACCCGTATTATACGGATGGAAGCCTACAGGTGGACACTACTGGAACAGTAATCGCAAGCAAACGACATTATGGCAATTTGATCGCCCCTTTCGGAATGAATATCATCCCACGATGAAGCCGATTCCCTTGATTAGCTACCCGATTAAAAATTCTAGTAAGCTTGGTGACATCGTGTTTGATCCATTTGGTGGTTCAGGTTCAACGTTGATTTCTTGTGAGGAAACGAATCGGATTTGCTATACCAGTGAGCTTGATCCCAAATATGTAGATGTGATTGTGAAGCGATATATTGCCCACGTTGGCGATAATAGTAGTGTATATTTGATTCGGGATGGTAATCAGTATGACTATCATGAAGTTGTTGCTGAGTCGGCAAGGTCAGAGGTATCATGTGTTGACTAAACCGAAAGGGTGATTCAATTGGGTAAGGTAAAAGTGAATATGGTGATTCGATTTCTGAAGGACATGCAAGCCGAAAAGGTAAATGTGCTAGGGGCTGAGGAAGCTCAGGAAGACAATGAGCTGATTCAGAAGGTGATTAAGGATATCGAGTTGTTTTACGAGGCTGAGTTAGAAGGATAAGCTAGAATACATATGGGGAATGGCTGATCGTTGGCTGTTCCCTTTTTTTGTGATGGAGGTGAGTTAATGAGCAAAAACAATAACAAGCCAAAAAGAAACAAGCCTAAGATACTAACCAAGTATGATCAATTTGTTGTGCCAAGACTGAAGGATATCCCCATTTGGGTACGTGAAGGGGCAACAGATGAGGAGATTGCGAAACGGCTAAATATTCACATTTGGACATTAGGCGATTACCGTAGAAAGCATCCCAAATTTGCTGAAGCATTGGAACGTCCAACCAAGTGGGAAACTCATGTATATCCTCGGTTAGCGGAGATTCAGCAATGGTTCGAAGAAGGCGTGAATGCAGAGGACATTATCAAGAAACTCGACATTGGTAAAACGACTTGGTACGAGTATATTGATAAGCATCCGATGCTGGCTGAACTAGTCAAATGGAGCAGATCTGTCCCTATCTCACACGTGGAGAATTCACTTTTGAAAGCTGCTACAGGGTATGAATATGAAGAAATTAAAACGATTATTGAAGAGGATAAAAATGGAAAAAAGAAAACACGCATCGAAAAGGTGAAAAGGTATCAGCCTCCTAATCCGACAGCGATGATATTCTACTTGAAGAATCGTGCACCTAACGAGTGGAATGATCGCCGTGAGCTAGTGGTCAATACGAAGGCACTGGAACAGGAGAGAAAGCAGCTATTCCTGGATATGATCGAAGCCGATGTAGTGGATGCCGATTATGAAGCTATTGAGGAATCGGTCGAAATGGAGGAAGGATATATAGAGCCGGATGATTCGCAGTCGTAACGTTATGTCGTCAGTATTTGCATAGATAAACGCCAGTTTCAGCCCTGAATGAGCCTGTAAATTGCCCAAACTAAGTGCATAAGATAAGTTATGTATGGAGTGGACTTTGCCCCACATCAACGGTATGATGTGACACACAAAGCGAAGGGTGGGGGCGAATATGGAGTATATTCAAGGGTTTGAAGCACATTTACGGAGCAAGGATCGGAGTGAAAATACGGTTTCCTGCTATATTCGGGACGTATTGCAGTTCATAGCTTGGTATCGGGGCAAGACGGAAAATGGGTTGGATCAGTGGATTGAATTGGACGGCGTGGAATACAAAAAGTATCTGCAAAGCACCAATCAAGCTATACTGACCATCAATCGTAAGATCGCCAGTATCAACGTATTTGCACAGTGGATGAACCAACAAGGCTATATTAAGGAAGAGATACATATCGAAGCGGTCAGGAATAAGGTTGTGCGGCAATACAAAGGGTTAGCAGAAAAGGATTTGTGGAAGCTGCGGAATGAAATTCACCGGATGGGTAATCGGATGCATATCTGTATGATTGAATTGCTGCTGGGAACAGGGATACGGGTAAGCGAATTGGTTGGTATCAAGCTGAAAGATATTGAAATAAGTGAACGTAAAGGATTGTTGAAGGTATTTGGCAAAGGGAACTCCTTCCGCATCATTCCATTAAATAAGGATGTGCGAAAAGCTATTACCCGATATCTTGAAGTCAGGCCACAAGTGGAATCAGAATATCTATGTATGGGCCAGCGTGGAGCATTGGAGCGAAATCGATCAACCTGATTTTGAACAAATACGGGGATCGAGTCAACGTAAAGGTCACGCCCCATATGCTGAGACATACACTTGGCTATAAGTTGGTCAAAACGACTCCATTGACGACCATCCAGCAAATCCTCGGACATGATCATGTAGCAACCACCAATATTTATACCCTAACAACACAGCAGGATATGGCCGAAGCCTTGGCAAATATCGAGTGGTAAACAGCCACTCTTTTTGTCGTAGATGGGAGGGGGTCTTCTATGTAGATAAACGGAGCTGTCAGCAAAGGGTGCAGAAATTTTTGTGATGATTTTATAGTGAATTTGAGAAAGGAGCTATACCCATTGAAACAATAAAGCAAGAAGAGCAGCGACAGGCTGAGCTGCTTAAGCAGTATATGGAGAAGCATTTTAAACCATCGAAAATGAAACAACTAATTGAAACGTTCTCTTTTTCTGAACTTCGCAAACTTATTGGTGAGATGGACATTGAGTTTTTTGCTTTAGCCTATTTTCCTAAATACTTTGATCGAGCATTTGGCAAGTTTCATAAAGAGTTATTTTTAGAATTAAGACATATGCTTGCCCATACTGGACTGATTACGGCTTTTGGACTCCCAAGGGAGCATGGAAAGTCGACGATCAGTTCTTTTTTATTCCCGCTGTATGCGACTTTATATAATAAATCACAGTTTACATTGATTATATCTGCCACAGAGCAAATTGCTCTTCCGTTCCTCGATATGATCAAAGATGAGCTGGAAACCAATACAATGCTGATTGAGGATTTCGGGATTCGTAAAGGGAGCCGCTGGAACAACAATGAAATATGGCTGAAGAGTAAAGGTGGACTGGACTCTTGCATAATGATTCGTGGGATTGATGGTAGTTTGAGAGGTATTCACTATAAGCATCATCGTCCCACACTGGTTCTAATGGATGATTTGCTCAAGGAGGATACGGCTCGATCCGAAGCCAAACGAGAACAAATTAAAAATACGTATACGGATGTCATTCTGCCTATTGGCACAAGGGATACGAATATTCTGATCTGTGGAACCATTTTGAACGAAGAGGACATCATGGCTGATCTGCTTAAAGGTAAAATACCAGGAGTAAGAAGTGTCCGTAAAGCAGCCGTGATTCAGTTTTCGGAACGAGACGATTTATGGTCAGAGTGGGAGCAAAAATATAATAACTTGCAGGATGAGAACAGGATCAATACGGCCTTGTGTTTTTTTATGGCTCATGAGGAGGAAATGCTAAAAGATACAGAAATCCTGTGGAGCGAGTATTTGGACTATTATTATTTGATGTGTAAGAAGCAAGCGATGGGCGAGAAAAGTTTCTATAAAGAATTACAAAACGATCCGCGCTCGACCGATGAGTACATATTTCAGAATCTCATGTATTGGGACAGGTTGCCTGAGTTTGAGGATATGGAAATGGCGATGTATATTGATCCAGCGATTAAGGCAGGGAAGAAAAATGACTATTCGGCTATTTCAATTATTGGTCAGCACCGAAAGACAAAGCAGATGTATGTGATTGACGGGAACATCTATAAATTACTGCCGGATGATTTGTTCCAAGTCGCTATTGAGAAGTTGAAGCTTTACCCTGTAGATAAGCTTGGATTTGAGGTGAATCAGGCACAGAGCTACATGAAACAAAAGTTTGAAGAAGAGCTATGGAAGGCGAAGATACATACACCCGTAGAAAGTGTACATTCCAAGGGGCAGAAGCATGAACGTATTATTAGCTTGGAGCCGGAAGTGAAAAAAGGTCATATTCTGTTCAATGCAGATAACCTCAGATATAATCATCAGGTGAAGGATTACAATCGAAATTGTACATATGATGACGCTCCAGATAGTTTATATGGGGCTGTTCAATTAATTCAGTCTGTGAAGAGTCTGAAATTTTATGATCGGAGCTTATTATTTTGAGGTTTCTGTCAAAGCTTAATCTTCATTTGATCCAATCTTGTTAAGGAAATGGGCAGGATACAGCAGGAAAATGTCGAATCACTAATTATGACCGCATTTGCTGTTGTAACTCTAAGGGGTGTATTAAATTGGAATAAAATGGTTATCATATCGAATCTTTCCTGAACCATTAGAAACCACTTATCAGGATTATGACTTAATGAATAGAGCTGACGTTGAAAAGTTATTTGATTACTGTAAAATATTGGAGTCTATGATTTCAAGACAGGGTTGGCAATTTTTAATAAATCATCATAGCTATCTAGTATTGTTTGAGATAAATAAAGGAAGTGAACGGTTTGATTGTGAAAGCCTTGAAGAATTTATTTTTGAAGTTGAATCTCATATTGATTCGTTACCTATTTAAGCTCCCTCGAAGTAGCAAAAGGCAGCTATGGGCAGACATGAGTATGGTGAAACTATGTACGACTATATAAGTATCCATTCGGATAAGTACATGTCCAAAATTAAATCGGAGGTTGCTGAGCAATTCTTAACCTCTGTTTTGGGATTCACAAAAGCAAGTCACCTAACATTTCATAAAGAAGTCAATGGGGAGATTGTTAAAGTAACTGGTATTCTCGCTAATCCAAATGGGAACTATGCTTTCGACACACTTGATGGTACTGAAGAAGTAAATTTAATTGAAATTGATGTACCAACATACACTGATGACATCTTAGAACTAATATTATCTAGCATTGCAATTTCGATTACGAAAGAATTTTCGTGGATAATTGACGACGACCATGGATTGAACTAACGGGTAGAATAGTTAAGTGTTGTGGCAACCATACAAGCTGATAACTGTAATCAAGACAATAACAGTTACAGCACTCATGATGCCTAAATTTCTTGAACTTTTTAGACATGTGAATCGTATGTATCATGATACATAAAGAAACATTATAGGAATCCTTATGAGGGAGAGATTTTATTGAAGAAGGGCTTAAAGTGGACGCTGTGGATTGTATTGCTGCTGATTTTAGGTGGTATTGTTTTAAACTTTTATTTGAATTATTTCACATTCGCCTATGCCTTGATGGGAGTACTCCTGCTTGTATTCTCGGGTTGGGGAGCTGTGGCCAAATTAAATAACGACGTACATGAATATGAGGACCAGATGAGAAGAAATTCGAATATAGAAGACATTGAACAATATACCAGATAGCGTCCAGACTGCGAGCTTAATTTTTTTATAATACATATTGGTAAATGCAGGATAGAATTAAACATTATAAAATATGGAGGTCGGAGTGTGGGGATTTACAAGAAGAGATTGCTTATTATGGCAGGATGTATTGCTCTATACGTAACGTTAACAGGTTGCGGGGAATCAACCAAAGAAAGCAAAGACAACGATAATGCTGTAGAGACAATAAGCACGGTTGAATCAACTGCTGCAGATGAAGCTGTGACTGATACAGAAAGCGGTGAGGCTTCTGAGGCAGTAAAAGATCAAGGCACAACTATAGAACCTCTGATCACCAAGGCAGGAGGACTTGGTGATACGAAGGAAACTATCGAACATCTCCGCGGGGCAGATGAGAATGGGCAAGATGCTGGCATTAGTTCTTATCAGAACAATAGTTTTCTGGCTATTTATGCCGAAGATGACGTTACAAAGAAAGACACGGCTTTGAATGTAACCCTGTCATTTGAAGCTACGGATACGCCAAGGCGCTCTGTAAAGGAAGCTATACGCGAGGCTTCTTCTGTAATTCCAAGTGACGCTGTTAAGGTCAAGGAGTATAAGGTAGACGAGGGGCGAGATGTTATCCAGTACGAGAGTAAGCTCCTTTCAGAACGGTTGAAGGGTTGGTATGAACTTGATGCAGCGAATAGTCCAGAATCTATGCCCGGCACCTTTATCGTCATACTGAAGCACGATGAAGAGGGAGTTTTCTCAGTCGTGGTTGGTGCTGGTAATAATCCGTAAATAAGCTCAACAGATAATAACTAGAGTTGGACGAGTGCAAATAAGGTTAGCTCCTCGCCTGTATCTTAATAATTTTCTTTGAAGATAAACGAGCTGTTAAACAGATGAAATGTATTTGTGTCCATTTACGTTTTGATAATAAGACACCTGGTATTAAATATCCGTTCACCTGTTGCCCGTAATAATATATTGATACCAATAGATACTTGTTATAATCCCCGTTTGGCTTAATCACGGGTATGTAAGGAGGTTAATATTCTATGGACGGCTGGAATGAGGAGAAGGTTCTGGAACAGAGTGATATTCATCAATTGAGTGGTGAGATCTATCAGATCCTACACGAGAGGATTGACAAGCTAGGTGTAGCATATGGCATCGTTAGTGAATTTAGTTATAACCCTGAGGAACCACCGTTCTGGACTATTACTATCGAGGACTATGAAACCGTGCTTACCTCGGCCATCTTGTTCCAATATAAGAAACAGCATAGAAATTTGAAGGATGCGTTAACTCATTTTATGCGCGATCACTTCCCATACTTCACTTAAGCACAGTATCAACGGTGAAAGGAAATTCAACAAGGAACTACCTTATTAAAAGGTGGTTCTTTTCTTTATTCAAGCAAAAATTAGATAACCCATTTTGAAAGGAAGGATGTATTTGCAAATTACGGAACAAATCATTATAGAATGTCTAAATGAACTCCAATCGGCTGCAATAGCCAAACAGAAATATGCAGATTACTACAATGGTCAGCATGCTATTCTCAAGAACTATGCAATGCAAGAAAGCCGCAGCAACCAAAAGCTTATCTTCAATTTCCCACGTAAGTTCGTGGATAATGAAGTCGGTTATCTGCTCGGTAAGCCAGTAAACTATGTGTCCAAGTCGGATCAGGATGATGCCATACATAATATAGATATACATATGAGTCATTGGGACAAAGAGCATAATCTACAGCTTCGGAAACAGTCTGAAATCTTTGGTGAGAGCTTTGAATTGAACTATATTGATTCGGAAGGTCAATTTTCAGCGACGGTGCTATCCCCTTTGAATGCGTATGTATTGGAGGACGGAACAGCAGAAAGAAATGTACTGTTTGGCTTACATAAATTTACCCGTCGATTCGATAAGCAAGTATATTTGGATGTGTACACCAACCATGAAATTCTACATTATACAATCGGCAACGTTGACAAACAGATTCAGAGTAAGCAAAATCAATCGCCTGAATTAAAATATATCGGCAAACATAATCACATCTTTGGAAGAGTTCCGCTCATCTCCTGTCTAGCCAATACGGAGAGAAAAAGTGGCTTCCAGGATGTGATTTCTTTGTTCGATGCCTATAACGCATTGAATTCCGATTTGGTCAATGAAATTGCAGATCATCGCAATGCCTATCTGGTGATTGAGAATGCCAAGCTGGAAGCTGAAGACTTGTTGAATATGAAGAAGATGGGCATTATTCAAGTTCCGGCTGGAGGAAAGGTAAGCTGGCTTACGAAGGAGATTAATGATTCTTTTGTAAAGAACGAGTTGGACAATATTGAACGCAAAATTTTCGACATGATGGATCAGGTTAACTTTAATGAAAATTGGGCCAGCAATACATCTTCCTTAGCGCTTAGAAACAAGCTGCTGAATCTGGAGAATCGAGTAGCAATGCGTGAAGCCTTAATGGAAAAGGCAATCAAGCAGCGTCTACGCAATTTCTTCACCTTTCTGTACATTAAAGAAGGCGTTCAATATGATTACCGGGATATTGCGGTGAAGTTTACTCGCAACTTGCCGACAGATTTGGTTGGGATGGCAGATGTGATTGTGAAACTGAAAGAAGTGGTCTCACAGGAAACGTTGCTGACGTTGCTTCCGTTTGTTGAGAATCCGAAGCTGGAATTCAATAAATTTCATTCGGAGCAGCAACGATTAATTGCTACGGATAAGGAGGTATCAAATGCAGAATAAAAATAGGTTTAAGCGACTGGTCAAGAATAATTGTGCTTGTTATTTTGGAGCGAAGTACGGTATCCCAAACTATTGCTGTTTACAGGATGGCCCATGTGTATTCTTTATTCAAGGTGATGCTCTGCCCCGTTGTACATATTTTGAAAATGGAGTGCTGCCAATGGATGAGAAGCTGGAGCGAGAATATAAGTCTGATCGGAATGTAGAGGTTGGGTTTAATACAGCAAAACCGAGGGTGAACTGTACACGTTGTGGAGGAACATTTTCGGCAAATTCGAATCGGCAGAAATACTGTGACAAGTGTAGAGGTAGGGCGAGAAAAGAAAGTATCAGGATGCGTGTTCGGAAGTCCAGACAAAAAGACAGCTCGATGTAACGCTTTAGAGGTTGAAAAAGTCATATAAACAAAGGGTTAAAAATAGGCGGGAATGAGGAGTTGGTATGCTTGTACCTTTTCGTCACTTTTGCGTTTTCTAATGCGTTACATGATTGTCTTGAACATGATATTCAATATGATACAGTTCACCATACATATACGTTTCTGAGGTTTAGGTAAGCAATAGGGTGGATGTAACGCTTTAGGCTATCCAAAATACGCATAAACAAAGGATGAAAAACAGGCAAAAGTGGGGAGTTGGTATGTTTGTACCTTTTCCTCGTTTTTGTGATTTCTAAAGCGTTACATTGCTGTCCTGAGCATGACATTAAAAGGCTCCATACATACATAAGCGTGTTCGGTTCTGAGGAGTCGGATGGGCAATAAAGGAGATTAACGAAAGTGAAATTGGAACAAGTGAAGCAGTTGATTGAAAAAACCAAACAAACGAGGAATGGCAAACGTATCTTCAGGGTTTAAATCCGTATAGCGTAGAAGGGATAGAGCGATATATCCAATCCAACAAGGAAGCAAAAAGTTGGTTCGATAGCACGGTGGACAAACGATCCGCTAAATCGTTGGAAACGTGGAAAGCCAATCATTTGGAAAGTGCAGTGGACGCTGAGATTAAAAAGCGATTCCCGGCTAAGGATGAGAAAGAAATTGAAGTCGAGAAGCTGCGAGCCGAAGTGGAGAATATGAAGCTAGAGAAGCAGCGTGAACGGTTAACCAGCCAAGCGATTAAAATTGCATCCGAAAAGAAACTTCCACTCCCTTTAGTGGATTTTTTTATTGGTACAGATGAAGACGCAACGACAGCGAATTTAGATATGTTGGAACAATCGTTACAACTGGCAATTCAACAGCAAGTCGAGCAACGACTCAAAGGAGATGGCTATACACCTCCGGCTGGTTCAACAGGTAGCACATTTACATTGGATTCGATCAAAGGAATGTCCCAAAACGAAATTAATCAGCATTGGGATCAAGTCAAACAAGCATTACAAAACAAATAATAATCAATAGAAAAGGACAGGGTGATTAGATATGTCAGTACAAAATTTTATTCCTACCATTTGGAGCGCACGTTTAAATGAAAGCCTGAAAAAGAATTTGGTGTACGGTAATGTCGTCAACACCGATTACGAAGGGGAAATTCAAGGCCAAGGCTCCACTGTAAAAATTAATTCGATTGGGGCAGTAACGATTGGCAATTATGATAAAGCTGCTGGAATCGGTAACCCACAGGAACTAGATGCTACGCAAAAAACGTTGGTGATCGATCAGGCCAAGTATTTCAATTTTCAGGTGGATGATGTGGATGCTGCTCAAGCGAATGTGAATCTACTGGATGGTGGGATCGTAGAAGCTTCGTATGGGCTTGCTAATGTGGTGGATCAGTATCTCGCTGGATTTTATACAGAGGTTAGAGCTGAGAATACAATCGGTAATGATACAACACCTATAACTCCAACGAAAGATACGGCCTATGATTTACTGATTGATCTAGGCGTACTATTGGACGAAAATAATGTACCTGAAACGGAACGATTTGTGGTGGTTCCCGCATGGTACTATGGCTTGCTGCTGAAAGATGCACGTTTTACCAAAGACCCAAATATTATTCGCACAGGCTATGTGGGAGATATTGATGGCATGACTGTTTATAAATCCAACAATGTGCCAAATACAGGAGGAGTTAAGTATAAAATCATCGCAGGTCATAAGAGTGCGATTTCGTTTGCCGGGCAAGTGGATTCGGTGGAGGCGTTCAGACCAGAGAAACAATTTTCAGATGCAGTGAAAGGGTTACAAGTATTCGGAGCTAAATGTATCAAGCCGGAGGCTCTTGCTGTACTCACAGCCAATAAGTCTTAATTGAGAATGGGATCATATGAAAACACATTATAATAGAAGAAACACGTTTAGGGTGTCCGCTTTGGATGCCCTTATTTTCATTTTTGGAGGGTGATAAGATGTGGTTTTTGAATCAGGAAACAGACTGCATATGGGAAGTAACAGATCGGGAGCTGATACTGCGGTTACAGGCTAGTGGACATTATGAGCAAGTAGAGGAACCTAAACAGGATAAGACGGAGCAAGATGTACCCCAAACGAAAGCTCAAGCTACCAAGAGCATGAAGCGTACCGAGAAGGAACAGGTAAAGGAGGTACAGGAGACAGCACATGAGTGAGCTAATGGATTTGATGAAACGATTATTAGGCATGGAACCAACAGACATATCCAAGGATGATATCCTGATCCATTATTTGAATAAAGCGAGGAGTAACATTTATGGCTATTGTAATGTGGCGACACTGCCTGTGGAATATGATCATGTCATGGTCGATTATGCGGTGTTTCTTTATAAGAATAGGGAGTCGGTTGGACTTATAAATAAACAGGAGGGAGAGCGATCAGCTAACTATGAAACAGGCATTCCGACAAGTATTCGATTGGCTCTTCCTCTACCTAAAATCAAGGTCGGAACAGATTAATGTTCTATGATACGAAGCTGGAAATTTTGGATAATGCCAATTTCACACCTGTTCTGTCAGTTAAGGCAGATGTACAACCTTATCGCAAAAGCTTTTCATTTGAAGATGGTTACATACTAGAGACAACATATCGAGCTTTCTGTCCACTGGAATCTTTATTGCAATTAAACGGCTATGTTCGAATTGGCAAGGCTGTCTTTATTATTTTGGACATGAAGGAATGGAGCGATTATGTGGAGTTGTATCTGTATCGCTGCAAGCAGGATTTTGCATTGGAGGTGAAGGAGTGACACGAAGCTTAGGACCCATGCTGGATTTCTTCCTGCGAGAGAAGGGAGAGCTTGTGCATATTAATGGTATGCGACAGCTTGCTCTAATTCAAGATGCGACAAATACCATTCAAATGACCGATGAAAAAATTATTCGGGCAGCAACACCTTTACATACAGGAGATATTGTGGATTATCGTGATGAACGTTATTTAACTACTAGTCAGGTGGATCGAAATGAAAAGTCTTGTCGAGGCAGAATGAAAAAGTGTAATCAACGGCTGGCTTTGAACTGGAACGGGCAGGTAGAATGGTTTGATACTGTGGTAGAAGCCAGAACGTTTTCAACGGAAACAGGTAAAGTTATCTCCATGCCAGAGGAAAATATTATGGTTAGTTTACAGGACAATGCAGATACGAGGGGTATTACATTAAGCCAACGATTTTATATGACTCATCAGTCGTTTAAAGTGACTGGAATTGATCGCACGATGAATGGCATCATCCTGTTAAGCTGCACATTAGATAGCATAAATACAGCTTATGATGATGTGGAAAATAACATTGCAGACAGATGGAAATATGAGATTGCTCATACATATGCTTTACATATCAATCAGGGAACGATAGCCCATGTGCTGCTTAACGAAACAATACCGCTGAATGTAACGGCTACGGATAATGGGAATGAGATAGCCAATCCGCTGATTACCTATACATCCAGTGATCTGAGTGTAATTAGTGTAGACCAGCAAGGTCGGGTTATGGGCATCGCATTGGGACAAGCAAGCATTATTGCAAAACTAACGTATCATCCGACAGTGCTGAGTACCATTGAAATAAGAGTTGTCGAAACAGGAACACATTTCTATTCGATAGCCATTACCGGCAATCCCACACTCAAAACAGGCCAAAGCGTCTCATACGTCAGCCATATTTATGATCGTGGAACAGAAGTGTTTGACCAGTCCGTAGAGTGGAGCCTACAGAATCAAGATGATTCAACTCCTATCATGGGAAGTATAACAGCCAGCACAGGAAATAGTGTGACGGTGAAAGCAGGAAGTAGTAGTGGAGCGAACAATAAAGCCCTTGTACTGACTGCCACCTTAGTAAGCGATCCTAGCATGATAATAGAAAAGGCCATTAGCCTTAAAAATTTATTCTAAGCTTTATATCTATCGGCTTGCCTTTGTGGTGAGCCATTTTTAATTTCAAAGGAGAACATACATATGCAACGAAAATCTATTGATTATCTACTCAGTCTGAGCCTTTTGAAGCAATTAAGATCACAACAGTTGATAACAGAAGAAGAGTTTATCGCGATTGATGAGCTTAATAAAAAGTCTTTCAAGTAGCTATCACATGGGCAGAAATGGACTTGATGATGTACCGCACGCATTATAACATGTGACCGTATAAAGAAGATATCGAAGGGAGAAATACCTATGGCCCAAGCCGCAACCGCAAAAAAAGTCGTCGTCGTTCCCATTAAAACGTTGGACATCGCAGAGGGAATTCAATCTATTCAAAAGAAGAAAGTCGCTGCCTATTGCCGGGTCAGTACAGATTCCGAAGAGCAAAAGGAGAGCTATACCAATCAGGTCAATCATTATACAAAGTACATTCAAAACAACTTGGAATGGGAAATGGCTTATATTTACGCAGATGAAGGCATCACCGGAACCAGCACTAAAAATAGAACGCACTTTAATCGGATGATACAGGATGCCCGCAATGGTAAACTGGATCTGATTCTGGTTAAGTCGATTTCGAGATTTGCAAGAAACACACTGGATTTATTGAAATATGTACGGGAACTCAAAAGTCTCGGAGTGGCTGTATTCTTTGAACGCGAGAACATTAATACACTCGATACAACAGGTGAAGTACTGCTGACCATCCTAAGTTCCCTTGCCCAAGATGAGAGTCGAAATATTTCTGAAAATAGCCGATGGGGAATACTGCGTGGCTTCCAAAATGGCAAAGTCTTCTGTAACACGAACCGCTTCCTCGGCTATGATAAGGATGAACATGGTGAACTGGTCATTAATGAGAAGGAAGCTGAGATTGTGCGGCGCATATACGAGGAGTATTTGGATGGCAAAAGCTATCAGGCGATAGCTAGAGGATTGATGCGAGATCAGATTAAAACAGTCACTGGTGGCGATACGTGGTGGGATTCCTCGATTACCTTAATATTGACCAATGAGAAATATTACGGAGCTTTGCTTCAGCAAAAGACGGTAACGGTAGATTTTCTAACCCACAAACGAATCAGGAATAAAGGACAGGAGCAGCAATATTTAATTGAGGACAACCATGAACCGATTGTATCCAAGGAACTATTTGAAGCGGTGCAAAAGGAAAAGGAACGGAGAGCCAAGCTGAAAGGGAGTGTGATGGGGGAGAGTAAACGATACTCCAGTAAATATGCACTCAGTAGCAAAGTATATTGTGGATGCTGCGGAGCTATTTTTAAACGGCGAACCTGGAACAGCAATAACCCATCCAAAAAAGTGGTATGGCAATGCAAAACGTATGTCAATGTAGGGAAAGCGGCATGTGATGCCAAATCAGTTGATGAACCAATTTTACATTCTGCCTTTGTACGATTGTTTAACCGGATGTATAAGAATAAGAAAGGATTCATGAAGACGCTGAAAGCCAATATTGAATCGGTACTTTCGAGCAAAATAGGGCAGGAACCGCTATTGGACATTGAAGGACAGATGCAACAATTGAAATCCGATTTGAAGGAATTAGTGAATCTTAAGCTACGGAATCAAATTGATGAGACGGTTTATGATGAAGAAACGAATAGACTTTCCAATGAACTCAACGAGCTACGACAACAGAAGCTTACACTGGAGGAGGAAGAGGATCAGAAGGAAAAAATCAAGGAACGAGTCGATAAAATCATACAAGTCCTAAGCTCACGGCAAGATATACTAGAACAATTTGATGATAACCTATTCAATGCGTTGGTGGAGAAGATCACGATTCTCTCACCAGCGCATTTTGTTTTTACCTTGAAAAGTGGAATGAGCATAGCGAAATCATAGAAGATTAATAGAACATTGTTAAATGAATTTATCGGCTAGAGAAACCATAGTCTGAAACGATAAATAGACTAACGAATATGTGTGGAGTGCATGACGGGAAGAATCAATCGAATCCCGTCTTTAACCCCTTCCATATAGATGGATTGCTTGTCCTGACTTAGCTGATAACCTATAGCTTCTTCCCATTCAGATAGCAGACGTTGGATATCCTCGTTTTGATTCATTTTGAATTGATCCATTTGAGTGAATAGATTTTTGTCCTCTGATGAACATGAAGCCTGTTGTTCGCTGCAAAGTTCTAATTGATAAAAACGTTGGCGTAATGCTTCTTGAAACCAATCTGGCCAATTTGACATAAGTACATTTTCCCTCCCGTTGTTGAAGTGTGTGTATGTTAACTCTGATCGGAAGGTGTGGCAAGTCATTGTTTTTGTCTAGGGATGTCTGCTATAGAGGCATCTCTCTAGTACTTAGTAGTTTTGTTAGGAAGCAATAGGATGACTGAAACTGCTCTATTCCATTTCTTTTTTATCTATTACAAATAAAAGAAAAAAATAAAAATATTGATTCTGTAAATCTTATCCACTATAATGCACATAGAGTGATTTTTATGAATAAATTTCCATAACTGAAGAAACGCTGGCCAGCTTTCGATTATAGCGTTACATTAAAATGTGGAGAGTGAGTTTATCATTATGCTGAAGAAAACAAAGATTACTCTTTCTATTCTACTCATGGCCGTTTCCATTCCGAGCTTGGCTGCAAATGCTCAAGGGCAAGAACCTTCGTCGAATGAATTTAACCAGTATATTAAAGACGCTATTGAGCAAGAAATCCAACTGGAGGCTCCTGCTGCTGCAAAAGGGATATCAACATTAAGCAACAAAGATTTTGATCATTCTGTTGATAGCCTTATGGAAAAAGGAGTACTTAAACAGGATACAATTCAAAAAATCGAAAAGTTGCAGGATGCCGAAGTGGTTATATTGAATATTGACAAAACTGGTGATCTGGTTGATGCTACTTCTTCCAAACAAGGAGATATTAAAGACCAATTTGAAAAGAAAGTTACCGATGCAACTTATAAAAGCGATGAGCTGGGTGAGAGTAAAGTGAGCGACCATAAAATTACTCTTCAATCTACTTTATCGAATAGAGGCAATACTGCTGGAAAGGAGACGGGAGCATTTCATCGACTTCAAACGCCAGCAAGCAATTCGTCCATCGTATATAATGGTGTAATGGCAGATTCTATCACCCTGCCAACTTATGATATTGCAAATGCCGATGCTGATAATGAAGCCGCTTATATGTATACAGGGGTAGATGGAGTCGCGGAAGTTGGATTTGAGGGCTTGAAATCTAAGAGTACCTCAGCCGGGTGGTATCCTGTTTTCCATGCAAAGGTACTCCATACTGTCAACGAAGGAGATGACAACGGCTATAGCCAGCCAAATTCAAGAGATACCACCTATGTTTATAGATCTAAAAGATTTGATAATGGAGCTACTATAAATGGATACAAAGTATTTTACTATGCTGGGAAATCTGATGAGCCTACTTTAACCATTAGAGAGCAAATTAATTATTCCAATATTTATGTGGTTAAATTTAATGGACTGGGTACGACTGGACGGTCTGTTAAGAGAGTGACTGCCATAGCTATGAATGGAGTATCAAATAGTACTACTTCTTTTAAGCATGGGTTCACATCTGCAGTTTGGAATAATATGCGCTTTCTAGTTAACAACAGTGCCAGTGCGAAATATCCCCAAAATGTTACCAATTTAAGTGATGATGTGTGGAATCATGGCGGAAGAATTGATTATACGAACAGTAATAATGTCGAGAGATACTCATTCTATGCCCGATAAAGATATAATATTATAACATTCCTAATGTAATAATTGGAACTTCAGTTTATTGGGCAGTTGATCCAAAAAATAACGAAGAGGTTCTGGTTGATGAATGGAGAAAGGTGATACACTATGTTAAAACGTATAATTTTGCCCTTAGCTTTTATCTTTGTGTTCGTTTCTTCTCTCTCAGTTGAGAACGCTTATGCGGGATCTAAATATAGGTATAATGTTGAAGTTACTGTAAATAATAAAACTTTGGCAATAGACTCCAATCCAAATAATAGCACTTTGACAACAGACATCAATCCGTATATAGAGAGATCCACCAACACAGTATATGTCCCTATTAAATTTATATCTGAGGGCTTGGGAGAGTCTGTCTCGTGGAACAGACCTAAACAAGAAGTTACAATTAAATCGAAGAATGGTACAATTATACGATTAACCGTGGGTAGCAAAGTTGCATACGTGAATGATGAAGAAAAGATGATGCCAAGTGCTCCCGATATGCCGGAGTATCCAAATCGGGTTATGGTTCCTCTTAGATTCGTTTCGGAAGTTCTGGGGGCTACAGTAAATTCAACCACGATCAATGGAACATTACATGTTGATATTAAGAAATAATGCTTAATTGTTTGGGAATGAGTAACAAACCAATTGCTCTTCAAGTCTGATACATAAGGCTTGAGGAGCAATAATAATAACAATTATTGCATAGCAGGAAAGGTTTGGAATAGGGGTTCGACTCCCCACTGAAAACCCGCTCAATGAGCGGGTTTTTACTTTTAATCATTCGAAATTGTAGACCAATGTAGTCATGAAATATTTAAGGTATAGAGATTATGGAGCTTGTAGACATTCTGCTACGTTTTAATCATATTGTTGATAAAACCGCTGGCGTAATGCTTCGAGAAACCAATCTGGCCAATTTGACATAGAGTATTTCCCCTCCCGTTGCTTAATTGTGTGTATGTTTAACTCTGATGGGGAGGGATGGCAAGTCATTTTTTTTGAGTGAAGAGATGTTTAAAGGAAATGGAAGGCTTGAAATTAACTCGCTGGTTTTCGCGACCTTAATTTAGTATCCGCCTTTAATTCCTCAATGACTTCCGAGGTCGTTAAAGTATAGTTTTTAATTGCAAAATCTATTGTAAGTATTAATTCTTCTGAAGTCCACATCACTACTTTCTTGCCATACCTTCTGGCAAGATCTTGAAGTGTCGCAACGAAGCCTTGTTCTAATTCACCAGCTATGACGATACCTAAAGCGTTTACGCTTGCGTCCCTACACTTATCGACGAACTGTTGAAGCATTTCATAGGCTTTTCTATGCGTAGAATTAATAGGTTTTTTTTCATAGCTTTTAGCGATTCCAACAAATATGGCATCATTCATACCAGGCAACTGTATCGTAAAGCTAATATCTCCAAACTCTTGGCCATGATGTGGATGTAATTTGTGAGAAGTAAATGTAACAAAGGGCTTCATTATGCAGCGAACACTTTTTTCAAATTGACAAGCTTGGCATGCGTCAACGCTGTGTTTTGAACATTTTTCTGTAAGAAGTTTAAGGACTTCTTCAAGCTCCTCACGCCGTTTTGGGGTGATTCTCCGATCCCATACCTGCTTAAACTGCTGCAATTCCCTTACTTTAAACAATACTTTTGTTGCTATTTTAGAAGAATAGTGAACTAAATTATTTTTAAGATAGAAAGACTCTTCCTCTTGTACAAATGCTTCATTTGGAAAATACTTAAGAGTTATCTTTTCAATAAGTTCAATTAAAGAGGATTTAGGGTTAATAAGAACTCCATCATACCATGAATCTACTCTAACCTTGTGATCCATTAAGCAGCGTACATTTTCCTGCTGGAGATCATTATGACAAAATGAACAAATAACTTTTGGTGTTCGGCCTCTTTTTACTGAAATTTCCAATAAGTCAATATTTCCACAGTGGTTACAAGTTATATCCGTATAATGGTCGCAACTTTCACAGTAAGGATAAAATCGAATTAGTGTGTGTTTCTTTAATGATCCTACTATTTTATCGACGTTCCAACTGAGTAATTTAAAGCTATCTATTTTCTTAAGTTTACAAGTAACAATTGCCTTAACTACTTCAAGGATTACCCTTTTCTCATCATTTGATGTGGTGAAGGCTATTAAGTCAGGATCTTCTTCAAGACCGTAGGAGTTAAACATTTCATCAATGTCACCATTTTCTTGTATGGAATTTATATGCGTCATGATTTGCCCAATACGCCATAGCCCCCAACGTCTCATTTCAGAAGCTCTTAGCTGACGGGTAAGATAGATTTTTCCTTTATCACAATTAACTCCAAGTGTTGAAAAAAAATCACCATCCTCGTCGATTGCTTCTTGATAGATTGAACTGGGAGAATCGTAATCTTCGAACTCCTTAAGCTGATCCATTTTGTTACCTAAATTGCTATCTGCTAAGATTACTTTATCTGCTCTGCCAGAAGATGGATCAGGATTACTAAGTGTGGTGCGTTTCATGGACTCTTTATTGAAAACACTATCAACAATTTTTTTAGTGATATTAACAGGTGAAACGAAGCAATCAAAAGCATTTTCTAATATTTTCGAGACGATACCTACTAATGATTCAGTTGGAATGCTAATGCTAACGAATCGCTGGTCAAAATTTATCCATACAAAACCGAATCTTAATTCATAAATATAATCAGATTGCTCGGTTTCAGGATTAATGAAGTTATATCTCTCTTGATATTTAAGAGCTATTTCCAATGTCTCAGAATTGACTGCGGTTTGATCGATTGCAAATAGTCCTGAAAAGGTATCGTTTGAGTATACTATCTGCTTTAATAAATCATTCATTCTAGTTATGCCCAAATTACTCTTGTTGTTAGTGATAAATTGAGAGGAGTTTACTTGAGGGTCATGTGGACGTAACATGAACAACCGAAAATTTGGTCGGCGGCTGTATCTATTATCTTCAAAGCAAGCTTCAATATCGTCTTCTGTGATTTCTGGGGAAATATCTATAATCTCAATTAATTTTTGTTTATCCAGTCGCATCAGGGCATCTTGCAGTTTTTTCTTCACTTCACTTTTAGAGACAACACGATAACGATTAACCAAATTTTTTTCATCTACCTTTGAGTATAAGAGATGGCGGATAATTCCGTTTTGGACGTGAAGTAGTTTGTCGGAATGCTTTTCTGACAT